AGAACAGGTATGTGGAATGAACCTGGAGTGCTAACTTTTACAATAGATAAGAATGGTTGGAGTAACTACAAGATAGTATAATTATTCTTCTTCTTCGTTTGTCCAAGTCATCATAAAATTTGGTGTAATGTTAAGCATTAGTTGTTGTCCATTAGACATTTGTAACGCTTGACAATTAAATAACAAGTTACCATTGTCATCTTTTCTTTGTAATAATTCACCAAGCAACATAGGTACTGTTGCTTGTTTAAGTTGTACACCATCTAGTACCATCATTTCTCCTTTATATCTATGTCAAATACCATTGTACCTAACTCATCTGATCTTTTAATTAATCTTCCAACAAGCTCTACACATTGTGGAACAACTGCATTACCCAAACCCATCAATTTTTGTTTACGATTTGGATAATCTCCTGCTGATCTGGGCATACCTTGTTCCCAAACATCATACTCTGCATTTAATTCACCACGCCTTGACCTAGCTTCTAAATTTTTACTTGCTTGTGTATCACCCTTCAATCTATATTTGTGTTCAGATGAACTTGGTGTAGGATATTCCTCTTGTTTTTGTTGTCTGTAAAAAACATTTCTTGGCATAGTTTTTTTATGTGCAGGTACACCACCAATAAGATGATTTGGTTCTAAATTAGAATCGTAAGTATCTTTCCAATCTCTACTAGCAGGTGTCGGAAAAGGCTCTATGTTATTACTCCATTCAAAAGATTCCACTGTTGTCATTTCTTTATCAAATTTTATTTCTTTTAATAATGGTTTTATTGTTTCCCAATCCTCTAAGCTAGGAAAACTAAAACCTTTCTCATCATATCTAAACCAATGTTCAATAGTTGTTTTTTTTATTTTAGTTTGTTGATTTAATTCTTTAATAGAAGTAACGCTTCTTAAATAATCTACAAACAATTTTTGTTTTGGCAAATAAGGTCTTTTAAGTATCTTGTGGTCTTTATATTTTTCATACAACTTCGGATTATTTTTTATATCTTCCATAGCTATTTGATCAGCTAATGTTATTTGCACAGGTTCACCAGATGCTCTTGTATTTTTTCCCTGTAATAATTTAGTAGCGTGTTTTAGTGCATCCTCTTTTTTGTCCATTGTTGTTGGAGTTCTCCATTTGTTTAAGTTTGCAGACCACACATTGACTAAACCTAATCTAGCCATCCATCTGGGAAACCCATAAGCCGTGCTACCCATCCATAATTCAGCCTCTTGCCTATCAATTTTGGATTCTTCTCCCCCACATCCATCTCCAATGTAGGTCCGTGTGTTCCTGCTTTCACTGATGGAGCGTGTTTGTTTATCGGTTTTGTTGCTTGACTTGCTAATGGTGTGCTCCATATGTTTGGATTCTCCCTTAGATTCCCTGTTGATTTTCTCTTTGATTTCTTTTCCTTGTCGCCCCTGTACAATACGTTCTCCAGTGCTTTGCCTGTTCTCGGATTGAGATGATCCATTGTGTTCGGTGTTTCCCAAGATTCCAACTCCAAAGAATCTTTTTCTAAGGTGTGCTGCACCAACTGTTCTTGCTGATATAATTTGCCATTCAAATCTATAACTCCTGCTCTTGGCAATATCTTTGATAACTCTTTCAAAGGCTTTCCCTTTGTTCGCTGTAAATATTCCTGGCACATTTTCCAAGAGGAAGTATCTTGGTCGTAATACATCAATAAATCTCCATACTTCATCCCATAACCATCTTTCATCTTCTATTCCTTTCCGTGAACCTGCTGTTGATACAGGTTGGCAGGGAAATCCTGCCGTAAGTATATCTATACTCGGTAAATCCAAAGGATTTATCTCCTCTACTTTTTTATTAATAACTAAAGTGTTAGGAAAATTTTTTTCTAAAACAGTGCAACAAAACTCATCCATCTCTATCATCCACTCACAAGAAGTTGATAGTCCAGATCTCTCTAATCCGTACTCCAATCCACCAATGCCACTGAATAAACTGCCTACTCTAATTAGAATCTCCTTGCATACTTCTCATATAGATAACCAATACTTTTTAATTCTTCACCTGTAATAACATCACCAATCATAGGAATTGTAGATACAGGCAACCACTTCTTCTCCCATTTAAAATCATATCCATTGTTAATTAAATCATTAATGTTCCAAGTAAGTATCTTTGTTCTATATTCTGTCAAGTATATAAAATCTTTTTTTAATTTTTTAGCTTTTTTTATATTGCTATCAAACTTTTTCTTTTCAATAATCCAAGGATTGTAACTCTTGTTTCGTGATTTTATTTCAATAATATAATTTTTATTTTCACAATCGTATGAAGCATATATATCTTCAGTAGGTTTCAACATATCCATAAAAGGATATTTACTATTTAAATATTTTATTATATCGTTTTGTGTCATATTTAATCACGTTCCTACAGTCCATACACAGCCCATTCATAATAAAAGTTGGTTCGCCAAACAAATCGTTCTCACCTATGTTACAGCTTCTACAACGAGCCATCTTTAAGCGACCAATCAGAATCTGTTTTAACCCAATCTAAAATATTAAGTTTGTTTGCCATACCACTATTCAAAAACTTTTTAGCCTTTGCAGCTAACTCATCCTCACCATCATTCACTGCTTTTTGTACTGCTTGTTCAAATTTTTGTAATTGTTTCTCTGTGTAATCTGGTGCATTACTTTTAACTTGTTTTATTTCTGCATCAAGAACATCAATGGTATCGTTTATTACTTCACTATTACCCTCACGTTCTTTGTCCTGATCAGCTAACATCTTTAAATATTTAGCTGCTTCCTCAATAAAAGTTTTGTTATTATCATCTGAATAATCTTTAATGTTTTTTGGTAAATCTTTTTTCAAAGCAACTTTACCTACTGAATAATCCCATACTTTTTTTGCAAGAACTTTATCACCAACACACATATCCAAGATTATCTCGCCTAACTCTTTGACATTATTAGAAGGGGATTTCCCACTCTCTTGTGTTACTTCTTTTTTTTTAGGTTCTTCCGTTGTTTTTTGTACAGGTTCTTTTACTTTATCTGTACTGTAAAATTCTTCCTCTGACATATCGCCTGTCCAAAGTTCAAGACCAAGACCTATACGCATACAACATCTTTTAAGACCATCAGATACTGCAAGTTTTAAAATTTCACTTTCTGTTTTCTTTGATGACAAAGCAGTAGCACTTACATCACCGACTTCTTCAATGGTTTGATCTGCATCTTTTAAATATAATCTACACTTTGCTCCTACAATAGCTCCATCTTTATCTCTCTCTGCATCAAAAGTAAAATCATATCCACCTGGTAGAACATCTACCAATCGTTGTGTATAAATATGATGGGGAACATATTGACCAAACTTTCCAGGAGGTGGTGGTTGAACTACCTCTTTGCTAAAATTCTTAGTTAGTTTTTTTCTTATCTCTTTATTCATTTTGTCCTTTCTTGTAGTTACTATACCAGATCATTACGACATTATTTGACAATTCTATGAATCATCTGCACTGACACTTGACACAACTCTGATATTTTTTTAGCAGAGATGCCTTCTTCATATGCTTTTTTAATTGCATTGTTTCTTATTTCCGTAAATGTTTTTTGAACTTCTTTTGCTACATTGATTTCTGCTGTGCATTCATCAATAACTTTTTTTAAGTTATCCAACTTGCTTCCTCTCGTTTTATTTATATGTGTGAATCTGCTTTTTTAACAGTGATTGTAAACCATCCATCATCATTGTCAGTACTTACTACTTCCAAGTTATTTCCTAGTACATATCTTTCTGCTGATCTGGAATCAGGAAAGGATATAAGTCTGCCATTATGCAGAACAGCAAGGTAACTACAATTTGATGGTATTGTTAATGAAACCATATTAAATTATAAACATAGTTTATAAACTTTGTTTAAGTATTTCTACTTTTATTTCATATCCTTCAGTTGCATAAAAAGTTGCAACAACATCATCATCATTCCACTCGGTCCAACAATAATCCTCCGTGCATCTTTGATATTCTAATAAATCATCAACATCATCTAAATCTAAATTGTTTAGATGCTCACGAAAAGTAGAATATGTTACATCCTGATCCTCAAATATTGTGAATACTTCCAAGTCGCCAAAGTGCTGCTCAACACAATCCTCCTCACAAAAAGTTTCACCATCAACCAAGTAACCTTTGTTCATTCCTTTGTCGCACTCACTACATTTTCTGACAAATAATTTACTCATACAAATCACCTGCCAAGCTCATACAATACGGACACACACAATCACTATCAAGCTCATTATTACATATAATGTTGCTATCAAATCCAAATGGGTATCTGTGTTTCATTAGGATTCCTAGTAGTCCTTCTACTTCCCTGTATATCATTTGAAGCTGTTGCCTTGATGGGCTTCTGCCTAGAATTACTTTTAATATTCTCCACATTTTTTAGGTCCTTTCTTTTACCTACACTAACAATACTATGATCTGGAATAATTGTAAACCTTAGTTTAATATTTTGCCTACACTTGCAATACATCAACCTAAAAAAAAATAAAAAAGAAAAACCCCCCAATAAATGGGGGGCTGATCTGGACAAGCTAACAAGGGAGTTTTATTTGTCCGTTTTAAGAACTCCTGTTTCTATATAATATTCGTGTAATTGTTTTTGTTGCTCCTGATCCAACATACCCACAACGAAATTATATCGATCTAAATTAATCTTATAATGTTTTCTTAGTGCGTACCTGTCGGCAAGTATTCCACTTATAAAGAAAGCCAAAACACAACAACCAATTATTAAATAAATATATGCCATATCCATTTTTTAATCCTTTCTTATAATTATTTCGTTGGGTTGGTTTAATTTACCCACAAATATTTGGACTTGTTCCATATCGTTTGATACTTCTATGGAGTCCACATCCTGCCAACCCAATGAGCGTTGGCTTTGATACTCTTTTAATTCATCATTCCAGATCCATAAATCCAGATACTTTACCTTCATTTTTTCTCCTTGTTATTGGTGATAAACACCCAACACGACCCCATTAATAAGGCCGTGTAAGCTGTTTAAATATCGTTTAAATACTCAAAGAAGCGACCACACCACAAATTGAGTGTATGTTGTTGTTCTTCAGTAAGTTCGGCAGTTGTCCAAGGTTCATACCAATCCTGAAACTGGTACTTGGCATCCTGATCCTCACCATAATAAAGAACACGGGAAGCCGGTCCACCACCAGACAGCGTAATTATATGAAATGTTTTAGATTCAATCCCATAATTATTAGTTAATGATTGTTCAAGGCTTTCCGTAGTTTCCTCATCATCATTTCTAAATTCATTGGAACCCATAATAGAATCTAGTTTCTTCATTTCTTTTTGTGTCAAGTCAATCCAATTAGAAGCAGATTCATTGCTTCTCTCTTGGATTGGTAATTCATTGCTACTCATTAGGAAACCCCAGCAAGTAATATTGAATTTAATCTTAATGAGTTAGGAACAATAAAATTATAATATTCCCTTGTGGTCCTGTGTTTAAAAAATAAAACAGAACCTTCTAAACCCATAAACATATACGGAAAACACTCCTCCTCATTATTGAAGTGTCCACATTCGTGGGCTAGTTCAAAGGCCAACCTCGCCACTTCTGACAAGTCGCCTTTATCTTGTGCGTTTTTTAAATCTCGCCAGATCTTGATTGCTTTCACAATTCTCCTTTGTTAGTACATAATTTATTTTAAACCATAGTTTAATATTATGCAAGTATATATATTACTAGTGGCAAGTTTTTGAAAATAAGAAGAATCTTTTTATATGAAATATGATTACTGTCATTCATCAAAATAGTTTAAATTAACCTAGTATTGTTTCATTTAAAAAAATTATGGGGGTATCCAGGATCAGCATAATTTATATTAGAGCAAAGCCTATATTTATTGGATATTGTCTAAAATATTTGTCCTATAATGTGTATTATGTTGCGTTGTTATATATAAATTGCATATATTAATCTGGCTGGTGCCCCTAGCGTAGCGTATGACATTAGTGAATGTAAGGAAACTAGATCAATACAAAAACAATACAAATACAATACTATATATTGTATGTTTTTAAGGATCGACTACATATAGTGTTACTGCTATCACAGTAATATCTATTTGTATTTCTTATTTGTTTTAAAGTGTTTTTACACTCTTTACATTTCTTCAATAAAAAAATACTACTATATATTTAATTACAAAAGTATATTACGATCCCTGTGCCGATCCCTCCCAACCAGATCAAACTTTATCAGCTTTATTAAATATTCGGAGTAATAGGCTTTAACCCTAGTTATGATGGTCTAGCTAATCCACTTGCAACCACCACGTTAATCAAATAATTCTTTCTGAAAGCTAGAAAATTATTTTACTTATTCGTTGATATACTATCACAGATTTATTAGAATACAAGTCAGTAAAAGAACGTGGCTCTTTTACGCAGGTATGACAAGGACTTCGGGCAACCGAAGTCTTTGTCTTATAGATAAGATGTGATATACTAAGATTACTTATTCATTACAACTTCCTTGTTAATGTTAGTACAAATCCCTAGCCAACCTTTCTGCTAGGGTATTGTTCAAAAAAAATTTTTTTTACTCCACAGGTTTTTGTAGATCAGGAGGAACATCTCTGCCTTTTATTCTTGGGTACACTTTAGGTTTGTGATTATTACAATATCTATATTTGTTATATTTAGACAACACAGTTTCACATTGTTTGTGCAAACAAATTCTTCCACTACTATATGAAGTAGAGGGTTTATGATTAGGATATTTTTTACCTGTTATATAATCACTCATACAATATATAGTATAGTTAGGAGAACAAGTGCCATATCATAAAAAAGGCAAGAAGAAAAAAAAGAAAAAAGGAATGTAACGACATTGGCTGAATATCAAGGAATGAAGGTCAAGCTAAATAGTCCTACGGCTATTAGGAAAGGCGAACCAGGTTACGGAAGAAAATCTAAAAAGGTTTTTGTTATGAAGAATGGCAAAGTCAAAAAGATTATGTTCGGTGATCCTAATATGCCTATTAGGAAAAACAATCCTAAAGCAAGAGCTTCGTTTCGTGCTAGGCACAAATGTAGTACAGCCAAAGACAAAACAACTGCAAGATATTGGTCTTGCAGAGAATGGTAAAGGAGAGTTATGCCAAAAGGTAAGAAAGGTTATTCTGCAAAACAAATGAAGATTGCACGAATAGCACCACCTAGGAATAAAATTACTGCAGCAGATTTTGCAGCATTAAGAAAAAAGAAAAAGAAATGAAAATCAAAGGTATTGATATGTCTAGTCTTACAAAAAGACAACAAGACAGTATGAAAAGACATAGCCAACATCACACAAAGAAACATATGCAGTATATGCTTAACTCTATGAAACGTGGAGCAACATTTACACAGGCTCATAAACGAGCACAAAAGAGTGTAGGTAAGTAATGGCTAAAAGAGTAAGTTGGATGTTTGGTGGCAAAAGATACTATGGTACTCTAATTAGAGAAACTAAAACACATAAGTTTGCAAGAACGCAAAACGGAAAGATAAAGAAGATAAAGAAATAATGGCTATTCCACAAAGTGCAAAAACAGCATTACAGAAAAAAGCAAAGTCAAGTGGTATATCTTATAGCACCTTGGCAAAAGTTTATAGGCGAGGTCAAGCTGCTTATATGAGTTCTGGATCAAGACCAGGTACAAGTATGGGAGCTTGGGCTATGGGTAGAGTAAACTCTTTTATAAAACGAGGTCATTCACAAGATGATGACTTGCGTGGTAAAAAGAAAAAGAAAAAGAAGTAGTGTCTAAAAGAACTCAACCATATCGTTATGGTGTACCAGCAAAATACTTGGCTGGACTTTCTCCTGAAGCTGCAAAGAAACGTGCTGCTGAAATAAAAAGAACTGCTGCAGCATACAAAGCTGGTAAGAAAGTCAATATAAAAAAAGTTCAGAAATCAAGAGTAGCTGACAAGAAAAAAAAGAAATAATGGCTGAACAAAAAATCTGTAGCAATAAAGGTTGCAGTAATAAATTTACAGCCAGATCAAACAAAAAAATTTATTGTTCTGATAAATGTAATCGTAAAGCATATTACAAAAGAAAAAAACAAGAAGAAGCATCTACACAGATGACAGTATCTCGTGGTGAACACTACGAAGATTATGTAAAACTATATGCAGAGAAAGTAGAAAAGAAACTTATACAAAAACAACAAGTAGCAAAGTTACTAGAAGTATCTAACACTATTGTTACAAAAATGCACGAAGCATACAAAGTAGATAAAGCTAATTTAAAAAAAGCAGAAGATTGGGAAACACCAAAAGAAGCACTTGCATCACTACGCAAGTTTGAAGATTTTAGAGATAGATATTTTAAAACAGAAACAGGAGAAAAATACGAAACAGCAGACTTTCATCAGAAATGGATAAACGCTATATTGACAGCTATTGATGAAGGTAATGAGCAAATGATATTATCTCCACCACGACACGGCAAGACAGATTTACTTACACACTTTGCTGTATGGCAGATATGCAAAAATCCTAATGTAAGAATTATGTGGGTAGGTGGTAACGAAGAAATAGCAAAGAACGCAGTAGGTTCTGTGCTAGATCACT